GGATTCTCGTCAACGACGCCGCGATCACCGCAGACGTGGCGGATAACACGATCACAGTGGACGGCTCCCACGGGCTCGTCGCCGGCGAGATCATCAAGCTCGACAGCGAGGAGCTGTACATCAGGAGCGTCGCCACGAATGTCCTCTCGGTGATCCGCGCCTACAACGGCACGACCCTGGCCGCTCACGCTGACGACACAGCGGTTCAGGTGGCGCGAACCCTCACCATCGTGCGCGGCGTCAACGGGACGACCGCTGCGGTTCACGCCGACGCCACAGCCGTCAACAAGTACGCCGTGCCGATGGATATCAACGAGTACGTCATCGCCCGCGCCCTCCACGCCTTCCGGCAGGACGAGGGCGGTTGGATGGGAGTTATTGGGGCGGGCGAGAGCGCTATCGAGATGCGGGGCCGTATCCTCGCGCAGATGGAGGCTGCGCTGATGGTGAAATACGACCGGCCGTTGGTGAGGGCGCTGTGAACGTAACAGTTAAGGTCTCCGGCCCCTTCTTCCGGCTCGGACCTGGGCCTGTGCTGAACTCCCTGCACGACGCCATTCAGGAGACTGTGCTCACGGGCGAGGCCGAGGGTGTCCGCATGGCCCAGCCGCGAGAGCGTGGGGGAGTCTTTCACTCGGGTGCCTACGCCGCTGCCCACGGCTACCGCCACACGGGCCATTACGCCCGTTCGATTCACGGGCGCATGGTGAGCAACCTGCACGGCGTTATCAGCGACTCAAACGTCGTATACGGCCCCTGGCTGGAAGGCGTGTCCTCGCGCAACCAGGCGACGCGGTTCAAGGGGTACGCCATCTTCCGCCGGACACGCGACAAACTTCAGGGTTTGGCGCACCAGATACTCCTCTACCACGTCAACAAGGCGATTGCGAGGCTGCGCTGATGGCGTTCAACCCCCAGGGCGTGCTCCAGAAGACACACAGCTTCCTGTCGGCGTCGGCTCGGTTCCCTGGCGGCGTGACCATAGGGGAGCCGAAGGCGCCGCCCATTGGGCTCGCGGCAGCGGTGATGCTGTCCTCGGTGGGCATCCCCGAGACGACGCTCACCTATGCCCAGGGACGGCTGAACATGACCGTTCGGTTGTACGCAGACGCCTTCGCCTCGCCGCTTGAGGACACGGAGATAGTGCTCGGGCAGGCGGTGTTTGAGTTGATAGAGGACTTCTGCGGCGACTTCGATTTCTCAGACGCCAGCGTGCGGAACCTCAGGCCCGTGGACCTAGCCGTCGCGTTCGGCTACCTCCAGATCGGCGGGGACGCGGCCAAGATGTTCCGCACCGCAGACATCTCAATCCCGCTCGATGTGAATGACGTGGCGGTGTTCGGATAGGAGACGACTATGAAGTACCGCGCCTTAACCGACCTGAGCCTCCGGCAGTCGCCGGACAAGAAGAGCCCGAAGTTCGAGCAGTGGCACGAGTGGCCGGCGGGGACGGTGTTCGAGCCGCCGAAGCACATGAACGTATCGCTATCGCTGGAGCGCGGGATCATCGAGCCGGTAGGCGGCGGGCCGTTTCCCGTGACCGAAGAGGTGCCCGATGAGCCCGAGGAGGTGACCGACGATGACGAAGGGTAACGGCCTCGGAGCCAACCTCTACGTCCAGGGATACGACCTGTCAAACGACGTCGGCCAGATCGACGCGCTGGAGAACGGGCGCGACTTGCTGGAGATGACCGGCCTAGACAAGTCCGCACACGAGCGCCTACAGGGCCTCCAGACGGGGCGGATCGCCTTCACCGGCTTCTTCAACGATGCGGCCCTCCAGGAGCACGTCGCGCTGAAGCTCATCCCCACAACGGACGTGATCGGGACGGTGTTTAAGACAGCCGCCCTCACAGCCGTGGCCGCCAGCCTCACAGGCAAGCGCACCAGCTACCCCGTCACCCGCGCAGCGGACGGCGCGATGGGGACGGGCACGGAGATACTGAGCAACGCGGACCAGCTCAACTACGGGCTGGCTCTGACGGCGGGGAAGCGGACGGACACGACGGGCACCAACGGGACGGGCGTCGATTTCGGGACGGGCTCGACGACGTTCGGGATGGTGGCGTATCTCCATGTCTTCGCCTTCACGGGTACCAGCATCACGGTCACTATCCAGGAGTCCAGCGACAACGGCGGCACCGACCCCTTCGCGGCTGTCACGGGCGGCGCGTTCACGGCGGCGACCGGCATCACCGCCCAGCGTATCGAGACCAGCCTGACGCAGACGGTGGAACGCTATCTACGCGCCGTGTCATCGGGCACGTTCAACCCCTGCACCTTCGCCGTGATGGCGAAGCGATATGCCAGCGCGGATGCCGAAAAGTGATCCAGCCGCACCGCCAGCACTACAGCGCGACCGCTATGGAGGGATGGGATTCGCGCGGCCGCCCAGTCCTCGGCGACTGGTGGCAGAAGGCGACGTGTAAGGACGTGGACTGCCCGCACTACCTGATGGGCTGGCAGACGATGCTGGACGAGACGGACGAGAGGATGAAGGCCGCCGCCGAGTGGATCAGGCACAGGTCCGGCCTCCACTTCACGGTGAGCAAGGACGTTGAGGGGCTGACGGTGTTTCTCTTCCCGCCCGGCCAGCGGTGTTTCCGTGAGCACATGGAGCCGACGGGCAAGCCGGGCAAGCTCTCGAAGCGCACCACAGACGGCGTTTACCAGTTCACGCGACCACAGGACTTCAACGAATCGATGAACCAGGAAGCAGACGCAGCCAGAAGGCTGCTGGAAAGGGGCTAGACAGTGACTAAGGAAAGTGGCTTGGGGATGACTCTGGGGGTCGACGTGACGGCGGGTGGTGCGCTGAAGCAGCTGGAGAACGACATCACAAACGTGACGTTCGACATCCCGCGAGGGATTCAGGACACCACGGGTCTGGACAAGTCGGGGCACGAGCGGCTTCACCTGCTGGCGGACTACTCGGTCGCCATCAACGGCATCTTCAACGACGGCACCGACAAGAGCCACGACGTGTTCAAGAGCATCGCCGGCGTGCGGACCGTCACGATCATCCACAGTGGGCAGACGCTCACCGGGGAATGCCTGGCGGACGGCTACAACCTGAGCCGTGCCGCCGGCGGTGAGCTGACGTACAGCACCACCCTGCAGAACGCGGACGGCGCCGTCGCTGCGTGGAGCTAGGTGAGTCGCAGGCCGGTTTGCTCGTCGAATTTGGGCTGCGAGATGGACGGCATGAGGGCAACAGCAACAACGGCAAGGACGCCGTAGAGAACGGCTAACCATGCCCAGTTGCCGAACCGCCGGCCCTTTGCCTGGGCGATGCTGCCCGCTGCCCAGATGAACAGGGCCCAGAGACCGAATGACCAACCGAGCACGAACAGAACCATCAGGGGACCCATGATGACCCTCCTTTCAGGGCCACCAGTATAGCACCGGAGGCAATATGGCGACGAAGGCGAAGCTCCGCACGGCGGACAATGGTCACCTGCCGGGCCTTAAGATGCCGGTCAAGCTGGTCCGGCTGCGGTTCGATGAGGATGGCTATCCGGGCTTCGAGTGCGATCGGCGCACCAACCTACCGATAGGCGTCAACCGCCAACTCTCCGAAGCTGCTGCCGGTGAGGATGAGCAGCGCTACCGGGAGCTCCTTCTTCAGGTGTTCCCCTGGTGGAACTTCGCCGACACCGAAGGCGAGCCCATCCCGCATACAGCGGAGGGCTTCGATCTGGTGACCGACGATCTGCTCATGGCGATGATGCGCCGGGGCGCGGCGGCGCTTCAGGGAGCCGTGATGCCATCCCCTTTAGGGCCCGAATCATCGACCGAGCCCGGCGCGAACGGGCGGGAACCCTAACCGATGAGGACCAGGACGTTCTCGCCTGCTACTCGGAGTGGGCGCTGCGCCGGGTCGCCGCGCACTACGGCCGCCCCTGGTGGGAATTTCTGGACGTGCCGGAGCATTGGATGGCGGAAGAGGCGGAGCTGATAACGGTGCACCAAGAGATTGCGACGATGGGCGATGCGCTGCCTTCAGCGGAGCCTCTTCCAACATCCGAGGACGACCTGATGCGCGGGCTGCTGGTGAACCACTCGAAGGTGACGGATGGCTAACGTCGTCGAGATTCTAGTCAAGGGGCGGGATCAGTTCTCCGGCCCCGCTCAGAAGGTCCGCTCGGAGGCGCAGGGCCTCGGCGGGGCGATGAGCGGATTGGGTAAGACCGTCCTCGGCGTTGCCGGCGGCTTCGTTGCCGCGCAGGTTGGCATGGCTGGCGTCCAAAAGATCATGTCATCCACCATCGGGGCCGCGATGGCCTACGAGCACCAGCTTGCGGTCATCCGCGCCCTGACCGGCGCGACGAAGGAAGACACAGCCAAGCTCGATATCGCCATCAAGGGGCTTACGAAGACGCTGCCCAAGAGCCCGGCGGAACTCGGCGCCGGCGCCTACTTCATTCTCTCCTCCGGCATCAAGGATGTGGCGACGGCCACGAAGGTTCTGGAGCTGTCCGCGAAGGCGTCCACCATCGGGCTCGGTGAAACGAAGACCGTCGCCACCGTCCTCACTTCCATTATGAACGCCTACCAACTCCAAGTGACGGACGCGGCGAAGGCGACGGACACGCTAGTCAACATCGTCAAGCTGGGTAAGGGTGAGCCCACGGAGTTCGCGGGAGCGCTTGGTCGCGTCATCCCGATTGCGGCCCAGATGGGTATTGAGTTCGAGCAGGTTGGGGCTGTCCTGGCAACACTCACGAACACCGGCCTCTCTGCCGAGGAATCGGTAGTTGCCCTGCGTGGCATCATGGTACAAATCCTCAAGCCGACCGACGAGGCGCGGGAGGCGTTTGCCGCAATGGGCTTCGATGTTGTGGCGTTCCGCAAGGAACTTGATGAGAACTTCGTCGGGGCGATGGCGCGGCTCTCCCGTTCCGTGGGCGATAACGAGGAGGCATGGGCGACGCTGTTCCCCGAAGTGCGGGGCATGGTCGGCGTTATGGCTGCTTTCGGCAACCAGCTCCCACAGACTGAGCAGAACCTCGCGGATATTACGGCGGGCGTGGGCGCGCTCGATCAGGGGTTCGAGGAAGTCTCCGACACCACCCAGTTCAAGGCCCAGATGGCGGTGAACGACCTTAACACCAGTCTGCAAGAGTTGGGGGCTGACGTGCTCCCGGCCGTCGTGGTGAGTCTGAACATTTTTAAGAGCACCATCGAGGCTGTGTTCAACCCGCTGGATACGTGGGTTATTCCGGTCATTGATAGTCTGGCAGGGGCTTTCGAGAACCTATCCGGCTCAAGTGAAGCTTGGGCGAAGACCGCTAGAGATATGGGGATGCAGAAGGCGATTGATGACTGGCGCGGCTTCGACAATGCCATCGCAGCTGCGGATAAGGCGGCGCTCGCCATCGAGGAGACGATTACGGGCAAGGTGGCTCCCAGCATTGTTGACAGCTTAAGTGATATCGAGGACGCTGCCAAGGATGCCGAAGGCGCATTGACGGGGATGTTCCGTGAAACAACGTCGGAGGAATTGGGCGCAGAGGCTGCGCTGGCAGACCTGAAGTTGGAGGCGGCGCGGCTGGAGGCGAAGACGGTTACCCTGAGCGGCACCGAGAAAGCCAGATTGGATCAGCTCAACAATAAGCTGATCCCTGCCCAGCAAAATAACCTCGATTATCTTCGCGCCCAGAAGGACGCAACGGAGAAACACGCACTCGCCAACTCCACGGCTGCACCGAAGCTCGCGGCGTGGGCTGCCAATGTGGACCTGCAGGCCTCGAAGGTCACGCTCTTGAATCAAGCATTGGGGAAGCTGCCGACGACCCTGAGCGTGAAGATCGCCCTAGGGCTGGCGAAGACGGCTGAGCTTGACCTCATCAACACCTGGCTCAGGTCCGGGGGGCAGGGCTCCATTGTACCGATGCAGCACGGCGGCACCGTCCGCTCGCCCCTTCAGGTCGTCGGCGAGCGCGGGCCGGAACTCGCCGCGCTCCCGATGGGTAGCCGCGTTTTCTCGAATACCGAAAGCCGCCAGATGCTCGCTGGGGCCGGCGGTGGCGGCCAAACGCTCGTTCTCAACTTCACCTTTTCCGGCCCCGTCCTCGGCGACCAGTCGCAGGCCAACCAGCTCGTGCAGTGGATACTCCCCGCGCTGAGAGCGGCGGTGCGGTGACGTGGCGCTCACCAGCACGGTTAAGTTCGACGCCGCAAACGACGGCACATATGAGATCAACGCTACCAGCAAGGTCATCGGCGGGCCCACGGTCGCACTAGGGCCGGGCCTCGGCACCTGCCACCTCGTTCTGAACAACGCCGCTGGCACGTACAGCCCTAGAGGTGCGGGAACGCCGATACGCCCCCTGATGGGCGTGCAGGTCGTATCTGAGTCGCAGAACATCTTCCACGGCTTCGTTCGGCGCGTCTTCCAGGACCCAAGGGTGCCGGGGACGCTGACGGTAGATTGCGGCGACTGGCTCTGGGTGTTGGGGCGCACCGACGTGAGCCTGCCGATGTTCCGTGATGTGCGCTCCGATATCCTGGCGCACCGCATCGCGGACCTGGCCGAAGTCGGGGAGCACGTCGATAACCCGCGCTTCAAGGACGACCTGACCGGCTACAGCGTCCTGGGGACGGGAACGAACACCCGCGTCACAACGGGCCTCGTCATGGAGGGGCTGGCCGCGCTGGAGTCGGTGACAACGGCGGTGACGTCAGGCTGGCGCTACACCATCCCCCACACGGCGGACGCGGAGTTCCAGTCCGTCAAGGTGCAGGCTTCGTGTTATGTCTGGACGCCGCTCACTGCCGACGAGGGCGAGACGTTCACGATCCGCCTGGGCGACAGCGTGGGTGTTATCGCCACGGCAACGGTCACGCTGACCTCGCAACCCCAGAGGGTGACGGTGAGCGGGACCTTCAACGGCGCGGCGACGGACTTCTACATCGACGGCTACATGACCAGCGCCGCCGCGACCTTCAGGACGGGCGCGGTTCATTGCGTGACCTTCGGCAACGCCTACGCGCGCTCTA